TAAGATATAATATAGCTAGCAAATACAAATCTCAGTATCACTAATAAATAAGTAAACCATAACTCATTAGGTACACTATATTTAATCCCTCCTGTAAAATATGTGATTACCGATAGCAATCGTTTTCTCCATGTTATGTCTCCAGCTAGGTTTTACGTAGTTAGCATGAAAATAATTAGAACCTTTTGTAAAATCTATAATATCTTGCGTTAACAATAAAAATGATATATCTCTAGCTAATTCAGAGGCAGGTGTGTTAGGTACTACATCGCTGTAACCATCACAATACCAAGAAAACTGACACTGATTTAAAAGGGGATTTCCGTTGTTATCTCTATTAGCTTGTTTAATTACACCACACACTGTATTAGGCCATCTACTATCTTTAACTCTATTTAAAGTTACTAGCCCTACAGCTAATTGACCTAGTATAGATTCACCCCTAGACTCAAAGTATATATTTTGTGTTAAACATTCTAGTTGCTTACCAAATTCAGCTTGGGAAGGTTGCGCGAATAATATCCAACTCGCTGCAGTCGCTACCATACTGAATTTCAATAATTGATAGTGTTTTTTCTGTTTCATTAGATAGTTTATGCCATCTTTCTTGGGGAATAATTAGCACGCCGTCTTTTTCTAATATAAGCTTACTTATATTCTCATACTCAGAGTTTGAATAGTATGCTGTAGCAGTGCCTTCTCTAACAAACCAAACTTCTGATCTTTTTAAATGTTTTTGCCAAGAAAGAGATTTTCCAGGTGCTACTACTAATTCCTTGATTTTAGTTGTGTTAGGTATGTAAGAAAATAATACTTTCCACATGCCCCAGTCTCGCATTGCATTTTCTGTTTTCCAGTTATCTAGTATCCAAGAAGAAGAATTTGCTTTGTTACTGCCGCCCAATGAATCATTTAGGCTAATAGCATTATTTATACAAAAGTCATGCTCTGGATAGTTTGAGTTAGAACGATCTCCACCATTACCAAACGTAAGTTTTGCATCAGGAAATAGATGTTTACACTTTTCTAAAAGAGATATAGCAGTACCATCTGCATCATCAAAACTAAAAGTTAAATCTACATATCTAATAGCAGACAAAATCTGCATTCTAGTTTCAAAAGACATGAATGGTTTACCTTTTTTACGAGCTAACCATTCATCAGAGTTTAAACCTACAACAACATAATCATAGTTTTGTTTTGCTTGCTTAAACATAGCAATATGACCCTCATGAATAGGGTCAAATCCTCCAGATAAAATAACTATATTAGTAGACATGCAAAGTTCCTATATGTTTTGCATCATCATTATAAACAAAACCCAAAGGTTCTTTAGCGGTTTGCCACGCTTTTAGTATCTTAGTATGTTTGCAACCACGACGACCGGCAGGGCAAGTACATCCTCTCTGAGTAAATTTGTATACCGCAGTTGGAGAGTCAGAATCTTCAAATTTAGCCACTTCATAAAATGTTAAACCTTTTCTTAAAATATATTCTGGCATAAGTCACCTTTTAATTTATAAGTAAGTATAGCATTAATATAATTAATACGCAAGTTAAAAATTAAATAGATATATTATACTATTATATAAAAACATACTTTGATTTTTGTAACTTATTCATATAGTTTACATAGTCTTGTTGTAAGGGTTTTTGATCAGGTATAAGATTGTTTATAAATCTTTGACGAAGCATACGATAATAATTTTTAAATACAGGACCATGCGGTTGACATCTAGTTCCTGTAATTTTGTAAGAATAAAACTGCACAGCGTGAGCTACCTCATGTGCAATTATAACTTTTAGTTTTAGATAAGGGTCTACAGCGTAAAAACCTCCTATCTCTTTATCTGTATGATAGGATGGGTATTCATGAAATAAATACGTTACTTGAGGAGTTGTAATAGGAAAAGCAGGTATCATTGCAATATTTATACCAGGACCCGCTTTATAGATACCGCCACGAGAAGTTACTCGTGACTTACTCCAATCAAGTTTAACAGTAAGAGTAAAATTATTAAATAGTGTTTTTTGTACCCAAAGTTCTAGCTCTTTAGCAAAAGAATAAGCAAAGTTATGTGCTTGAATATTTTTCATGTTCGTCTCTTACCTGTAGCTGGGTCAGCAGCTTCTTGTTTAGACAATACTACATAATTACCTTTATTATACGCTTGCCCACAAATCAAGCCTTTAGATCCTGTATAAGAGTTAGCTTTTTTAGCAAAACCATTACCAATAACGTCAGAGGTTACAGGCATAGTAGTAAGCCCTTCACGTAGATTAGGAATACGATGAGGACTTCTGCGAACTCGTTTTCCAACTTTAATTCCCATTTTTTCTAACTACTCATTGTGTTGTAATAAAGTTTTATGTATATTAACTAACAAACTAAAATGCACAGCCTGTAAACTATAATAGGCTGTGCATATTATTAGGTCATAACAAAACCTGGAATCTTGGGATCACGCCAAACAGTGCTGGCAGGAACACGAATAAATCTCTTATTAAGTTCTTTTTTGTTAGGGTTAGCAATTGTAACCATAACTCTTTTTCCTTTTTTATGTGCCTGCAACTGGTTCATAATTCGAACAGATGCGGGACGCTCGGCTTTAATAGCTTTAAGGATAGATTTTGTTACATTACTGTGTATACCCTTAGACACTTTACCAGCAGATTTTCCACCTTTTTTCTTACCCATAGTTTTCTCCTTAAGTTTGTTCTTAACAATAACTTACAAAAAAGCATATAGCAAGATTAAAATAAAAAGTAGATGTAGTTTATTGTAAGAATAGCTACATTGATAGAGCGGAGTAAATAGAAATAGTAGAATTTTGTCTTAAGTCTAAAAATGATACAGTAAAGTTATGTGGATCGTACATAAAAGAACACCGATGACACTGAATAGTGCTCATCGGTGTAACTTTACCATTACTATACCAAACTTCGTCTTCTGCATTACAGTGAGGACAAGCTGATCTTGCTCTATGCACAAACACTATTTAGCTCTATACTTACGTGTTTTTTTAGCAATTTTTTCTGGCTGTGCTACAAATTGTTTTCCACTTTTTGTTCCTGCTCGCTTAGCACGATTAGTAGCTGCTTTTTCTCCTGGAGATAGAGAAGACCAAGCTCGTTCAGGTAAGTACCTACCTCTTTCAGTACGAGGTTTATCTGCTTCTTTCTCAGAAGAATATTGCCATTTTTGCTTGGTCCAACGTACAAGCGAAGCTTGTGTAGGTTTAAGAGCCATTTGCCTTCTTCTTTTTTAATATAGCTGCTTGTAGAGCTGCAGGCAGCTTTTTTTGTGCTGGAGTAAGTCCATTATCTTTTTTAGTTTTCATAGGTTTTTTAGCCATTGTAACACTCCTTATTTTTTATAACCACCGCCAGCACGCTTATATTCGGATGCAAGCAATTGAGCTTTTCTCGCGCTCCACTGACCGGGAGCTCCACCTTTATCACCGGCTTTTATGCGTTCAAAAATACGTTTACGAAGAGTAGGTTTAGTATAAACCCCTGCTTCGTTTACTCTAGAACGAGTCTTCATTATTTACCTTTACGTGCTGCTCTAGCACGTATCATAGCAGCTGCCGCAACACGTTTACCTGCTTCTTCTGATCCATATTTAGTAGCAGCTTGTTTAGCTATAGAACTAAATTGTTTTCCAGGTTTGCCAATATCCATACCAGCTCTAGCCTGAGTAGCTAAGGCAGAGCGTTCTCGCTTAGTTAGCATTTTTATTCCTGGTTTTTTAGCTTTAGGCATTTTAGCCATACTAGTCTCCTTTTAGATACTTTTGATGATTGAGCAACTGCTCTACTAAGACGTTCTTAGTTTTTCTTTTATCTAGCTCAATACCAATAACTCTTCCATATTCTTCTAATTTATCTTTATTCATAGCTAACAGTTGAGATTTAGTTTTGTTGCTCTGTTTAGGTACAATAGGAGCCTTAGAGCTAACAGGCGGCTGAGGTATAGCTACTGGTTCTGTAATTTTGCTAGATTCTGAATCTACTATTACTGGCGCAATATCTGTGCTAGAAACTATAGTAGGCTTGGTACTACTAAACAAACTAAGTATTTTTTGCATAAAATGCTTTAACATGTGAACTCCAAAAAAAATGAGGATGCTGTCTACACCCTCATTATACTATATACCTTAGTAGTGTCAAATAATTTTTTAGTAAATCATTTCATAGCTGCAATCATTGCTTGTGTAGCAGCTAACTCAGGATCCGGTACTAAACCATATTGTGCAAGAGGTCCGTCTGGTCCTGCCATATCATTACTCATAAAGAATTCAACATACTCTCTTAGACCAGGTATAGAATCTAAATGCGCGTTCTTAACGTATAAGTATAGAGGACGGCTAATTGGGTATTCACCACTGGCAATAGTTTCAGTACTAGCAGTTACACCGTTGATTGTAGCAGCATATAGTGTTGAAGTGTTGTTTAGTAGGAATGAAAGTCCGAACACTCCAATACCATTATTGTTGGTTTCCATTCTTGATAGTGTTTCAGTATAGTCTCCATCAATATCAATTGCTATACCATCTGTACGAACTTTTAAGCACTCTGATACCGCAGCTTTCTTATCACCACCGTTCTGCTTCATAACTAAATCATATGTTCCTACCATCTTACAACCAGCTTCCATAACCTTTACATCAAACACCTCACGAGTGCCATGCTTAGTTCCTGGAATATAGATTAAAATATCGCGATCAGGAAGCGATGGATCAACTTCTTTCCAATTAGTGACAGCAGATCTTGCACTGATAGCAAGATATATGTGTGCAGGAGTTAGATTGTTAAAGCCTTGATTTTCATTGCGGCTGGCAAATACGATGCCATCGTACCCAATACGTACTTCAGTAATTGAACCGATTGCTGCTTCGCAGGCTGCACGTTCCTCGTCACCCATTCTAGAGGAGCTGTTAGCAATGTCAACTGTGTTTGGTCCTACACCTTCGCATAGTTTTTTACGACCAGCTCCAGACCCACCTCCTTCTACAACTGGTGTAGGAAAATCAAAGTTTTCACCAAATGCTTCTGCAACAATAGTTGCATAGGGTAGTACGGTTGAAGAACCGGTTATCTGAACGTTGTCACGCGCATTTGCAGTGCTTGCAAGTATAAGCGCAGTAGTAATAATTAAAAATTGTTTCATTAGCTCTCCTATAAATAATATGCATTATTGCATAGTAGTATTATGCCATAATTATGTAACAATTTTATGACAAAGTTGCTAGTAACCTATTTTTTTATTTTTTTACTAGATTAGCTTTAAAAATTTGCCAAGCCCGTTCCCAGTCCCATACTAAACTAGCTTTATGTACTTGCTCTCTATCTAAGTATAAGCACTGCTCAACAGCTTGATTAAGATCACTATGCAATATTCCTGTAACACCTGAATTTACTACATCTAGCGGTCCTTGTACTGGATATGCAGCAACTGGAGTACCACACGCCATTGCCTCAATCATAACAAGACCAAAAGTATCCCAACAACTTGGAAATACAAATACGTCTGCTTCTTGATAGTAACTAGCTAGCTGTTCACCTTGTTTAAATCCTATAAATTCTACGTCTGTGTATCTTTGCTTATATTCATTAAGTTTAGGACCGTCTCCAACTAGTACTTTTCTAGCAGCTGGGAAATCTAACTCAAAAAATGCTTCAAGATTTTTTTCAGCGCTAACCCTACTAACACATAATAGAGTTGTTTCTTGATCTTTTCTTTTAGCAACAGGTTTAAAAATACTTCTATCTACTCCGCGAGTCCAGCTTACAACGTTATTACCAAAACCATGAGCTTGCAAAGTGTCAACCATACTAGGTGTTGTTGTTAGAACTTTATTACTATTTTTATGAAACCAACGAATTAAAGGCCAAGTAATAGATTCTGGTATTCCAAGTATAGCTCTTAGCCCTTCAGGAAACTTAGTATGGTAAGCAGTATTGTAACGATACCCGTGTACTGTAAAATACCTTCTAGCAAACAAACCCATAGGACCTTCCGTGGCGATGTGTATATAATCCGGATCAATCTTCTTGATCTCTTGCCCCAATCCTTTGGGATAGGCAAGTTTGACCTCGTTATACCGAGGACAATTAACATAGCGGTACCGCCCGGGGTGAATATAATTAATAGTATAACCGTCACGAAGCGCAAACGGTTCAATATTTTTGTAGGTTGTAACAACGCCATTAATCTGACTCGGTAGATTGTCTGTTACTATTAATATTTTTTTCATGATAATATATTTCAAAAGTTCCGTCTACGTGCTCTACAATAGCAGTTAGACTTTCTACCCAATCCCCGTCATTCATATATTCAACATCTTCAATTAATTTAATTTCTGCGTGATGTATATGCCCGCATATAATACCAGCATAACTTTGTGATTTACAGTAATTAGCAACGTGTTGCTCATAGTTATTAATAAAGTTTACTGCTTGCTTAGTATTACTTTTTAACCAATTACTTAAACTCCAGTATGGTAGATTAAAAAATAGTCGCACAGAATTAAAGTGGGTATTAAACCATATTATAAAATTATATAGAGTATCACCAATGTGCATTAACCATTTTTTGTTAACCATTAGTGAATCAAAGAAATCTCCGTGAATAACAAGATATTTCTTATTGTTTACTGCAAAATAGGAATATCTATCTAAAATCTTAATATTCCCAATATCAATATCATACTGCAAAAATTTTCTAAATGCTTCGTCGTGATTTCCTAGTATATAGTAAACGTTTGTTCCACGTTTTGCTGCTGTAAGAATTCTTCTCAGGACATTTGCGTGAGACTGAGGAAAATACCACTTTTTACTAAGTCTCCAACCGTCTAAAATATCTCCTACTAAAAAAAGATTATCGCAAGTATTAGATTTTAAAAAAGCACACAAGGCGTCTGCTTGACAACCTCGTGTGCCTAAATGTATATCACTTATAAAGATACTTTTATAATGCATGTTACAGACGTTTAAAACTTAGAGGCTCTCCTGCATAAGTTTCTTCTTCCTTAATAAAGTTATAAAGATTTTGTACAGCTTGTTCTTTGTTTTTAGCCTCAATATCAAAGTCTGCATACTCTATCATTGGCACAAGTAATTGTAATAAACTTTCATCCCAAAGTAACTCAGCATGGGCATTAGGCTTCATCCAGTGTGCTTCATCTTCTTCTGGAAATGGGTGACTAGTATGAAAAAGAGGGCGTACTTTTTTCCATGTTTTTACAGCCTCTTTAAACCACTCATGATTATGAGTAATATGCTCTACGTCTCTATCTTTGCGGTTAACCATGGAACCTGTAGAGTTGGTTACTTTGTAGGTACGAGTCATTCTATGACATGCATAATGGTGTGTATCCAGCGTAGCACGAGTAGGAATTTTAGTGCAAAGTGTTAGTACATGCTCAATGTCATAGCCATTCGGCTTATCTTCATTCTCAACAGCTAAGCACTGTTGTGCATAGTCAGACAAATATTGAAAATTACTAGCAAAGCGATTAATACCATCAATATGTTTACCACCATACAAACCTTGAAGGTGAATATTCATAGTAAAATCTTGCGCTGGTAGTTTCATTAATTTACCATATAACGCATGATACTCTAAGTCTTCAATAGATTTTTGAACAACATCAGAGTTATTTGAACCCAACACGGTATATTGTCCTGGATGTACACTAAGTCTAATTTCATGTCGTTTAGCTTCTACACCAGCACGCTCAAGAATATCAGATAGTACATCCCAAATTTCTTCATACCAAGGACGTGTAAAGTCTAAGGTGTAACAAGGAAATAGCTCAGAAGAAATACGAAAAGCTCGCAAGTTGCGAGGCTGAGTAGGAAAATAAGTTGATAAGATGTCTAGCAGTTTAGTACAATTTTCAATTGCTTTAGATTGTACTTTTTCTTTGCCGCCATCTTTTAGAGCATAAGTTTTAGTAGTAGTGCCAAAATTATAACGTTTAGCTAGTTTTTTATCAATAAATTGGCAGCACTGAGCAATATGCCAGTCAGTTTGAGTTTTATTAAAGTATTCCATTAGTTCCTCATAGTTTTTTATAAAATACTAAACAATAAACTGACTGGCAATATTAAATTAAATTATTCTTCAGTAGTTTCTTCAGTTACTTCTTCAACAACCTCAGATGCTACAGCTAGAGTTTCTGGCTCTTCAACTGCCGGTTCTGGAACTACTGGCTCTGTAATAATGACTGTAGGTTCTGGTGCTAAAGTAACTTCCTCTATTAAAGTAGTTGTAGATAACTCAGTAATAACAGAGTGTACCTGATCCCATTCAATTTTTAAATCTTGAATTGACCCAATTCCGTATCCGTGTCTAGCTAACCAAGTAGCAGCTTCATTCCATGTTTTAAAATTATCTAATATATTCATTATATTCTCCTTAATTATCTATCAAAATTATATCAAAAGCAGCGGTTAGTCTAGCATTATTGCTACGAACAGTGGCTCTTACGTCAATATCTGACTTTTCTGGAATAGGTATGGGTACACTAAAGTTATAAGCATACTGACCTCCTGCTCCACTTACTTCAAAAGAATGACCTACTCTAAATGATGTTTGACTAAAATATCTAATAAACATATCACCAGTAGCATCAGCTCCTGATTGAATACTAGCAGTTCCTTGAACTAGGTATCCAGTCTTATCAGCTGGTATCGTATATACTGCCATTAGCGTTTGACCTTTTTCAGCGTTTATCTTAAGTACTGTATTGGAGTTCTTGGTAACTAACACATCATTTACATTAGTGGCACCATCAAATACAAATCCTCGATTTAAGCGAATAAAAGATAGAGTGCTAGACACATTAGAAGAGCTAGACATAGTAATAGTTTCTTCTTGAAACTTATAGTTAGCGTCTAAGCCTTGAATAGTAATTTTTTTATTATTATCTGCTGCATTAACTGTAGTAACGCTAACAGTACCAGGTGTAGCCCAATCATTCCACGGGTATATAGTATCATTAACATCCCACACAGTGCCAGTTGCGTTTTGACTCATTGCAGGCACGGCTCCAAACTTGTGATTAAAAGAGTGATTAGCTATATGCCCCCTAGCTAGTTGAAGAGTAAACTCTTCTACTTTACCTTGTGCTGTTTGAGAAGGGTTTTGAAAAATAGGCATTAGCCACTCCTTAATTATAGTCTTTTTTCTGATGCAATTTATTTTTGTACCATCCAAGCCTATTTTTTTGAATTTCAGTTCTTTGTTTTTTAGTTTCGTTTAGTTGTCCAGCGTCTAGCCAAGTTACTCGTGAAGTCCATTCGTCTCTACGAACAGGCACAAGCTGACACAAGGGAGTTCCAGCAGGAATAAATACTTCAGGACCCCCAGCAGTAAGCTCTGTATGAATAAATGGAATGTTTACTACATTCTTATACAGGTCTGTGTCTACAAGTCCTACTAAAGGTATGATAGAGGACTCAAATCTATTTATAGGCGGTAGAAAGAGCAAAGAGTACTCTTTAGGAGTTTTTATAACCCATGGACTCATATATTTAAGTATTGTAAAAGACTCAAAAGGTGATCCTACTACTTGTCTCATAGGATGCGTTTCTATAGGCGGCCATCTATTTATAAGCTGCTGATGTTTATCATCTGTGAAACGTAAAGCAAGACTACCATTAGTCTCTTGTTTAAGTATTATGTCAATATGGGTCAGCATAGTGTAGCCAACACTCATGGCATCTAAAAAAGGAACACACCGTTTTACAGTTTGGTCTTGGTCCTTTTCTGCGGGCATACCTTTAAACCACAGAGGTAGCGTACGTTTAGCTGGTAGCGGCGGAACTATAATGTGATCTGGAAAATCGTGAATTAAGTGAAACTCAATTTGTTTTTTCATAGTTAATATTCTGCGCTAGCTCTCGTTCGTCTTTTATATATGCAGATCTATATGCATTATTAGTATCAATTACTTTTTCTAACAAGCTCATCTTATCAGTATAGTTTAATAGAGCTGCAATGTCTTTTGGAAAACAGGCACCACCAAAACCGCGTTTATTATCAAATCCGGGCACTCTCATGTGAGAATTTCCTATTCTAGAGTCTGCACTTACTGCGTTTATAACTTGATTAAAATTTATATTATTATCTACAGCTGCATCATATAGTTGATTGAAAAAGGTTACTTTAGTAGCTAGAAATGAGTTAATAGCATACTTAACTAGGCTAGCTTCTTTTACTCCCATATGATATACCGGACAGCGCTTACATAAGCTATAAGTGTTATAAAACTGTTCTGCTAACTGTGTATCAAACGAGTTACCGCCAAATATATGAAATTCAGGATTTACAAAATCTTCTAAAGCAGTTTTTTCTCTTAAAAACTCAGGATTATATACAATACCCGAACCGCTATGCTTTTCTATAATATCAGGAGTAACAGTAGACTTAATAATAATAAGTTTGTGCCTAGCTCTATAACTGCTATTAATAAAAGAAAGTACACTATCTAGTGTAGTAGAATTTATAGAGCCATCTTGGCTCATTGGTGTTGGGACACATATAAAAGTAGCATCATAATCATTTATAGTTATATCATTAATACTAGTTCCGTATTTTGGATCGACAATAGTTTTTTCGACTTGTGGGTGTGTAAACCCGTAGTCTACTGCACGTCCTACAAATCCGTGTCCTATAATAGCAATTTTCATACGTTACTCGTTGTCTTTACAAGCGCATATATCTACGCCACAATCACATTCACTAGGTGTAACCTCACTATTTTTTATGAGTTTACAGTCTTTGTTGTCACAGTCACACTTACTATTCTCTTTATCTTTATTATCTTCTTTATCTTTAGACATACATCACCTAAATAAATCTAATACAAGCTTATAGACAGCTAATCCAAAACCTATACACAATCCAATAATAATTAGTACTAACAGGCTACTTATTTTCTAGGCCCTCCAGGTTTAGGGCGAGCTACTGAACCGCCAGGTCCTGCCCAGAGCCGACGTCTAGCCCAATAATTAGCACTGAACTTATCATCTTTGGTTAGATTACCACTCGCGTCTTTAATACCTGCACTGCGGGCTAAGTAGTTTTCTCTAGCTTCTTTGCTATAGTTGTGACCATAATCTCTATGACCATAACGAACTATTTTTATTTCATCGCCTTTTTTAGCTAATACAACTTCTTTGTGTTTAGAGCCTGATGTATTACGTTTTGGTTTATTAAAACCTGCAAATCGTTCTCCACGATACTCTATACCGCCTCCAGTAAGCCGTTTAACATCACTCGCTTTTGCCATTTTTATATCTCTCTTCAATCTCACAAACTATATCCCACTGTCTAGAGGTAAGTTGTGGATATTTTTTTTGAGCATTTATACAGCCTAGTATAAAAGACCTTTCTCGGCTTGTCAAAGACTTTTCTTCAAAAAATTTTTGTAACTCACGTTTTATTCTTCTAATTGTCATTCAAACAGAGTCTCAAACTGTTTTCGTCTATTTTGTAATTCATACAAGAATGAAGGTAGTGACTTTTCAAAAGTTTGAGCAGGTTTCCCATCTATAGTAATTATTACTGCACAATCTTTAATTGCAGTACCATACATCTCATTATGAGCAACAGCGTAACCACAGCATTGAATAAAATAGTCTCTAATTTGCGTAACCTGTTTTGGTTTCTTAGAAGTTTTAAAGTCAATAATAGTAGGTTTGCCTTTCCAAAGTCCTACCATGTCAGTACGACCTGCGTACCTATACTTTTTACTCCACAAAACTTGCTCCTGCCCCCAAATTTCTTCAATGCCTACAGAAACAGCAGCAATTAAGTCACGACTCATTTGACGAATATCAGAGGGACTATTATGTAAAGAGCTTTCAACATCTTCTCCATTAAAATGTCTTTCAGCTATTTCGTGAATCCAAGTTCCTCTATCCGTAGCTTCTTTAGATACTCTGGCAGCTTCTTCTTCTCCTACGCGTGCTTTCCAGGCTTCTAACCAAGGATTATTAGCTGTTTTGCCTAAAATTGTAGTTAATGATGGGAATGACCCATCAGGAGTATGATAGGTGCGTCCGCTAGTAAGAGTATCTACATTAATTTCAGTAATATAATTAAATTTTGACATTATAAACACAAAGAGGTGCCTTAAGGCACCTCAGCTGCAAAGCTCCACATATTCTTTAATTTCTTGCCACTTTTGATCTTCTTCATCTAAGTTTTGCTTACGCAACAGTGTAGCAATCTTAGTAATAGTAGCTACTGGAATACCGTATTCAGTTTTAATGTCCTTTTTCAGCTCAGAAATTCCATTTCTAAGAGCATCCATTTGAACCATCATATCTACAATGCGATTAATTTCTCGTTTTACTTCTAGTTTAACTGTTTCGTCCATTATACAACCTTGAATGTTTGCCTGACTACGTCAGGACGACGTCTGATTAGTTTGCGTTTTTCTAACGCAGTTAGTATTGTTTTAAACTGTTCTATTGTTTCATTGCTTGCAGAGCTAGCAATAAGCTTTAAGTGTAATAAGTTATAGGCTGAGACTAAATTAGCCGACCCAATAGTACGGCTACCAATATAGTCTCCCTCTTTACGAGCAACCACAAGTTCCCACACAGCTCCTTGCCACACTTCGTGTGTGTCTTCATCAAATATTTCTATGGGAATTCCAGACAGCACTCTCCACACTAATTCTTCTAATTCATTCAAGCGTTAATCCAATCATCACGATGCTCACAGCGTTCAAACCACGCAAGAGCTGTTTGAATTTTAATATTTACACAATCCATATCTTGAGCTAAGGCCTGTTCAAACTCACGTTTGAAGCGCAACCAGGGATTTGACTCATTACGCATAGGCTTAATGCTTGCTACATCACGCTGATTCCAATGTGCACAACGCTGAGCAAAAGCTGGGCTAGCGTTGAGCAACCGCTCAGTTTCGCTAAGCCGCGGAGCAGCTACGCGCCACAAGTCACGGTACAGCTGAAGCTGTTCTTCACTAGATGCAGAAGTAGTTGCAATTCTATGAGCATAATAAACAAAATCACGAAAAGGATTATTAGAAAATTTAAAATACATTTTATACCTTTATATTAGCAGAAATTTTTAACTTAGTCAAACTTTTTTTATTAATCAGAATCAGTAGTATAGGATAGCAGGGTAGGAGGTAAACACTCACCATCAAAAGTCCAAAAATCCGCTTCATTAAACCAACGAAACTGCTTAAGCAAGATCCAGCGAGTATTAATACGAGTAACTGCATTATCATACTCATTAAAGAATGGTCTATCTAGGCTTAGCTGATTGCGTGCTTCATTCATCCAAGCATGCGCTAACCAAGGATTCCAGCGTGCAACATTTTCTGCCTCACGAATTGTGCGACGTGTATCCCAGTTTGTATAACCACTAGCACTATGTTTAGTTGGCAAAGATTGTTTTTTAGCCATTTACACACTCCTGTACATTGTTAAGATGATAGTAATGATCTACAATTTCTACTACAAGATGAGCTGCTGCAAACTCATAACCCTTAACAAGTAGTTCATTATATTCTTCAATAGCCTGAGCAGCCTCAGGTGATATTTGTGATAACTGTTCTAGCAGTTGAACAGCTTCTTTTAGTCGTGGACGACGATGCATTATATTTCCTAATTAATTGGGCAAAAACAGTCATATCAATATTTTTCTTGACCTGACTTAATAAGTTTATTATAATTTTAACATGTATGCAACTGAAAAATACGTTAAGATGGAAGCAAAAGAGCTTCGAGAAACAATTAATGAGGCGGCTATAGACCTAGGAGGAGAAATACGTTATTTACACTCCTTAATTGTAGCACTTCAGCAAGATATAACAACTCTTCAAGAGCAGCTTGAAGAGTTTAGAGATCAACATGTATAAAATTTTAGCTGTTTATCATAGTAATAATACTTCTATGTATAACTATCTAGAAATGTGTAAAAGCAATATAAGTAATACTTATAGTGATATTACATTTGATATTGTAGATCAAACTGATAGTAATTATATATACTATATTAATGGAGACAGGTATCCAGTATTCATTATGTATAAAAATGATATACCTTATAGTCGTCTTATTGGAAAAGTTAATATAGAAACTTTATGCAGTTGGATTCAAAAAACTTTTGACTAATTAATTATTAGCATTAAAATTAACAACAAGCAAGCATAAAATAAATATGCTTGCTTTTTAGCACTTTTATCAATGTTTATTATATGTTTTAACTAGCTCGGTTGGTTACAGCAAAATTTTAGTAGACAAACTAACTAAAACTAAGTAAGATAGATTTAATGAAAATATATGTACGAAATAATGACGTAGGCAAAGCTCTACGTATTTTAAAAAAGAAGCTATACGAAGAAGGCGAAACTCGTGAATTACGAGATCGTCAACATTTTATCTCTGCTGGAGAGCGTAAACGGCTAGATAAACGTGCAGGCGAACGTAGATGGATTAAAAAACGTCAAAAAATTGAACAAAATCTTGTTCGTCTTGAGCAACAGCAAATAAAACAAAATCGTAAGAAGCGTCAGGCTACGCAAAGTAAAAAGTCAGTAGCCTAGTGCTATAGTGTATGCTATTATAGTTTATATCAATGGAGATATAAATGAAAGTATACAAAGGACAATTTAAAAAACAAAACGGACAAATTCGTGAAATGCTTTTTGCTCGTATTGAAGATTTACCTGAGTCATTCTTAGATCAAAAAATTGTTGGATCAGGCGCACAAAAACAATATGCCCCTAATATGGAACTAGTGTGGGACATAGAAGCTGATAATTTTAGAGTCTTTAACTGGTCAACTGTTCAAGGTTCTGTGAAAGAAGTTGCCATTGACTCAAGTTATTTTAACTAACTCTTTTATATTAGTCAAAACTGAGATAATAGATTTTACAGTTTTACGAGCAGCTGTTACAGAATACTATAAACTACAGCAAAACACAGAAGTGACCAGTTTAAGTATAATCTATAACGTAGATTGAAAATAAAACTCAGAAGGAGAGAGGAAGTCATGAGCCTCGTTTTGCGCCTAACCGCAAACCCCTACTTTCTGTTAGGAGAAAATATGAAATATGAAGAATTTGTATTGTCTAAAATAGTAAATAGTAATGTAGAAAACTACGATAGTTTACTAAAAGCAGTATTACAAACATCAGTAGCCCCAAGTGTTTATTTAAAAGATAAACTCACTAAACAAAAAGTCAGTGCCGGTTTAAAAACTATGTTTGGTGATTTATTACATAAAAGCAAAAATACATCTGTTAACTTTTATTTTTACAAACAATATAGAGAAACAATATTAAATATTGCTGAAGATACAAATAAAGTCTGTAGCACCTGTAAAAATAATCTGCCTGTTTCTAATTTTTATTCAAATGGGTATCAGCCTAACGGTAAAAAGAAATATAAAGCAAAATGTAAACAATGCGCTGAACAACACTCTAAAACTAGAATACACACAATAATATTAGAAATAATAGGAAATTATTCTTGTAAAATTTGTGGATATGATAAATGTAATGAAGCTCTAGAGTTTCATCATATTGACCCTTCTAAAAAAGAATACGAAATAAAAGATTTAAGATCACATTCTAAAGAAACACTAGTTAAAGAAATAGATAAATGTATATTAGTTTGTGCTAATTGTCATAGAGAAATACACTACGGTTTCTATCCAGAATATCTACTAAAGTGATGAAATAGTAGATTATAAGAATTTGTAATATGTAGAGAAGACGACGGTTCAATTCCGTCCAGGTCCACCATAGATACATAGGAAAGGCGTAACTCACTGAGTATGCACGTTACGTTGAATTTAGGATGGTGTCATACAGCCATGTAATCCGAGAGGGGGCCTGTGTATCTTTGATGGGCCTGACTTGGGATCGATTCATGCAAAAAATCAAGTTCGTCATCCAGTGCGCAAGCGACTGATAACCGCAAGATTAAACTAAATGCAAACGATAACTTTGCTCCTAAGGCTTACGCACTAGCTGCCTAAGTACTGTGGGTATAAGCTCCACCTAGAAACAGAACGGGCTTTTTTAAATTCAAAGGAAATAAAATGAAAAATATTATTGGAATTTTAGCTGCTGCTTTAGCACTTTCTGCTACATCAGTAAAAGCAGCTGATCTAGGTAAAGGTTTTGCACTAGATAGCGCTAGCACTTTTACTTATGAAGTAGAAGCAGATAATTTTATAGCTAATCAAGAACTAGAGCTTAGCTATTCAATTACAGAGGGATTAACAGCTTTTGCATATACCCAAACAAACCTTCGTGATTTAAGTTTTACTGGACTAGACATTGGAGCTAGATATACTATCAATAATTTTGAAGTAGAATCAGCTGTGCAGCTTGACGAAAACTTTAAGTATAGTGAGCTGTATGTAACACTTGAACTTAACTTTTAATAGTAAATAAAGGGCTATGCATATGTATGCATAGCCCTTTACATTTATAAAATGGCAAAAATTTATTATATTTTAGGATACGGCGGTTTTGCTCATGAAATATATGAGCAATTTATAGCAAGATCATCTGATATACTTTTTGGAGGCTTTATTGTTCTAAACAACAATAAGGCTATTATTTTTAGTGATACACACGGTGCAACAGAGTTTACCTACCCAGAAAATGTGTCTTTTATTTTAGGAACGGGTAATAAACACTGGAGAAATAGATTTATACAGCATTTTTTATCTAGATATCCTGCGACAGAGGAATACTTTCCTTCTATGTATAGCAATCATGCTTATATATCTAATATAGCTAGGATTGGTATAGGAAATGTGTTTTGCCCCTTTAGCCTTGTAAATGCAGATGCGCATATAGGTAATTTCAATTTGTTTAACGTATATTCTAGTATTAATCACGATTGTGTGTTAAATAATTATAATATCCTATCACCTTACGCAACTATTTTAGGGTATTGTAAAGTTGGTAACAGTAATTTTTTTGGTAGTAAGGCTACTATAACACCAAGAGTAACTATTGGAGACGATAATACTATTAGCTCAGGAGAGTGTGTTTTTGACAACTTGTCCACTCGTGAGTTTTTTCAATCAGGCGTAATATATAAAAAACCGGTAAAGTAAATGGAAGTATTTTATACTATTTCAGAAGCTAATAGAGCACCAATTAGTGTAATATCAGATATGTCTCTTAATGTTTTTAGATACAGAGATTTAACTAAAACAGAAGTATTAAAAGCTTGTTGGTATTCTTTGCAACAAGCCTTAACACCAGAAGATACTGTGCATATTATAGCTGCTGGTGTATCTGATAAAACTATGAAGTGGTTATATTCAGTATCTAAGTCTAAATTATTAGTAAAAAATATTCCAACTATAGATGAACACACACCTCCTTATGGTAATCATCCATATGCTCAATACTGCGAAGTTAGAGTAAATCACTTTATACCTCAGTATGAATACTTTATACCACATCTAGAAGCAGATCCTAATAAACTATACTATTTTTGTAATGATGACTATCTTCATTTACCAGACTCAATAACCAATGTAAAAAGATTTTATGAAGAGTCTAATTTTGATGGATTTTTTGTTCCTTACGACTATCCTGATAATTACAAACCAGAAAATAGTTGGACTAGGTTACATCTATCTAATAGCGGATATTTACGTACAGTAAAAAGTGCTACTCCTACTTTTATAGGAAGAGGTAAAACTTGGTTGCACTTTAAATACGAAATGCTAAGAGCAAGCGTATTTGCAGACGACTCTTGGACCTGGAGAGCCTTTGGTCTAATTCCTGCGCTTTCACCCCTTCCTGGATGGACAACACATTTACAACAAGGCTTAGACTCTCCATATATTGATTGGTATAGCATAGCTAAAGACTATTTAAAAAGGATTGACAATTGATAGTATTATTTAGAAGTTGTGAAACTAA